TCTGTCTCTGTCTCTGTCTCTGGTCTAGCATCTTGCTCGCAGTCTGCTAGCACTCCGCTAGCAATCTCAAAGAATCCTTTATCAATCAATGGCTTAACACCATCATCATATTCCTTCTTGGTGATATGCAGTCTAAACATGAGGTCATCCACTGACCCATCAAAAACACCATTTTTGGACTCAGATGCTAGCAACCACATCAATGGCGCTAGCGCCTTGCTAGCAAGTGGCAAGGTCATAAATGTTCTGTCGTTTAATATCTCACGATGGAGTTTTATCCAAGGAGGATTGCGATCTTTATAGTGCTGGAATACAGCCCAATTTTTGGGTATAAGTTTCATGCTAAACCTTACGTTGTCGGTCATCGTTACAAAGAGACTATGGCAGTGCGGTAACGAATCGCCTTTTCCCCCGCTAAGGGTAGCCAAGTCCACATTTTAGTTTAATAGCAATTTGTGTTGCAATTATCTTTTTTTAAGTATCCAATTGCATTTTTTAAGTTTTCAATTGAATCTTTTAAAAAGCCTATTGCTTTGTTGCAAGAAGAACACAAAAGCCCACGAACAATGCCTGTTTCATGGCAATGATCGACTGCTAATTTTGTTGTTCTTGAATCTCCAGACTCTGTGGATTTGCATATCGCACAAGCATTATTCTGATTTTTCAACATTTCGTTGTACTGAATCTCAGTAATTCCGAATTTGTGTTTCAAGAAGTAATGTCTTTTTGATTTCCACTCATGCTTTCTTTTTTCAATCGGAATTCCAGCCCTTTTTTTCCTCATGTATTCACGATTTCTTTCTCTACATGAGAGGCATGGGGCTGGATTCTTTCCACATGACGTACAAATGCCATTGGCTTTTCTCTTTGCTCTTAATTTCGCAAAATAATCATTCATTTAAAAACAAGTAGTGTTGCAGTTCCCATTACTATAACAACAGGTAGTGCAAGAAACAATCCTGCCATTTGCGGAATATGTGCTGTAAGAACAGGATGCCCAAACCATTGTGGTGCTGGCGGCAAACCACAGGGCAAAAAGTACTTTTTTCATTTAGTTTCCTTAGTTTTTCGATGATTTTCAAGGGATTGGGCTAAGAAACGGCGTAGCCATGTTGACCCGCCGAGTCGTTTGAACTCCTCTTTGAGAGAGGGCGTAGCACGAACAGCAACATACACTGTCTGTCCAGTTAAGTCTGATTTAGGTCTTGGCATAGAGGGGCAAATTGTGTAGCGTTTAACAAATACCACAATTAGGGTTTATCCTAATGTTAAACATTATATTGTGTGTAACACTACGAACTCTACCAACCACATTGAAAGGCGTGAACATGGAATTCGAAGTAGAACTTTGGGACTTTAACGACCTAGATTTAGAACTAGGCGAGAACGACAAACTTATAGTCGAGTGGGAGTCCAATATTGAATATTCCCCTGATGAGGGTGTTTATGACAAATTTTGTTGGAATCTCTGCATACTTACCCCACAAAGAGTAGTCACAGACATCACAGATAAACTTTCCATTAAGGACATCAAATTCATTGAAAAAGAGATTGAAAGGGCTTGCCAATATGACTATGAATAAAGCTATTTGGGAAGCCTACCAGCAACTCAATGATGATGACATCATGGAAGCTATTGCTGGCTCTGTCGCCATCCCTCTTGCCATCAAATCAGGTGATTGGGAATATGCCTTTGACTTCATCAAAACCCGCATTGATAACAAGATGCAACGCAGGGCTGAGTTTGCTATCTACAACGTCATCAAGACACCCCTAATTGACGAAGACGATGAATTGCGTATCCTGAGAACTCTTTGGTTGAAAGACGAATACAAGGGGAACAAAGATGAGACTTAAACACACTATTGCCGCCATCCTTGAGGAAAACCAAGATGAATATTTTTGCCCGTTTTGTACAAAGCCTAAAACAACTGAAACCTGTTGTGATTCATCAGGAACATGGTTCAAACTTGCCGACTTTGATTTTGACACCCAATTCTCTATTGCCCAACAAATCTTTAACTTACAGAAAGGTATACCCACTAAAAAGACTGATGGATAAACGCTCTGAGTTTGTTTACACGAACTCAATCAACACTGACATTTCAACAACATTTCAAAGGTTTCAAGATGCTAGATTACGCACCGATACTTATTCGTATAGAACAGGCGACAAAACGCCTATCCGACAAGTGCCTCGCAAACAAGTTTGAGGGGTTTGCCAAAGACGTTAACCAAATCCATTGCGATCTAACCATGCTCTCAATGTGGGCGGTTAACAAAGAGACTCAAGAGATTTTTAAAGACATTTTTAAACAGGAGTGAATATGAATCAAGAACAGGTGTTAATGTTGCTCAACAAGAACGTCAATGAGCACACAGAAAAGAAAGCCAGTCTTACCTACCTATCATGGGCATGGGCATGGGCTGAAGCACTCAAAGCAGACCCTACAGCTACCTACAAGGTAGAGATGTTTGGTGATAAATGCTTCATGGACATTAACGGCACAGCAATGGTGTTTGTCACAGTCACTATGTTTGGCAAACCAATGACTTGCCAACTTCCTGTAATGGACTATCGCAACAAAGCAATTCCTAACCCTGATGCTTTTGCTGTCAACACTGCCATCATGCGGTGCATGACCAAAGCATTGTCTTTGCATGGTTTGGGCTTGTATATCTATGCTGGAGAGGACTTGCCTGAAGGCGACTCAACTTCAGATGTAGATGTAGGTGCAATGATTGACCACTTGGCGGCTATTGATGCCGCATCTGACTTAGAGGAATTGAAGAATGTCTACACTGTTGCTTACTCTGCTTGCGCTGGCGATAAAAGTTGGCAAAAGAAAGTGATTGATGCTAAAGAAAAGCGTAAAGGAGCGTTGAAATGAGTGAAATTCCTACAGCATTTCCATGGACACATAACAATGTTACTTGCACAGGCATGACATTGCGAGACTACTTTGCGGCAAAGGTTATGCAAGCATGGGAATCAAGAAAAGACCTTGATGACATATCCGATTTTGCTAAAGCTGAAAGATTTTATGAATTGGCAGATGCAATGCTGAAAGCGAGGGAAGCATGAGCGATATTGAACAAGGCTCGCCCCAATGGTTCGCACAGCGTGTAGGCAAGGCTACTGCTTCTCGTATCTCTGACATTGTTGCCAAGACAAAGACAGGTTACAGCACCAGCAGAGCTAACTACATGGCTCAGTTAGTAGTCGAGCGCATGACGCAAACTGTTGCTGAATCCTACTCAAATGCGGCTATGGAATGGGGTGTCGAGAATGAACCCTTTGCTCGTGCCGCATACGAGGCTAAGACAGGAAATATGGTCGATCAGGTAGGTGCTATTGACCATCCACGAATTGCCATGTCTGCCGCCTCTCCTGACGGGTTAATTAGCGATGATGGATGCCTAGAGATCAAGTGTCCCAACACGGCAACCCACATTGACACAATCCTTGGAGAAGAACCAGCAAAGAAATACTACGACCAAATGCAGTGGCAAATGGCGTGTACGAACAGAAGTTGGTGCGACTTTGTGAGTTTCGACCCACGAATGCCAGAACACCTACAACTGTTCATCAAGAGAGTCGAGCGCAATGATACTTACATTGCAGAACTCGAAAAAGAGGTTATCCAGTTTCTCAAAGAAGTGGATGACAAAGTTAAAAAACTCAATGAAATCAAGGTGTAAATATGGAACAGCGTGACAACAGTGGCGTACTTTTTAAGAACGACAAAAAAGAATCAGGAAACCAGCCTGATTACAAAGGAAATATCACAGTCAATGGTCAAGCCTATTGGCTCTCAGCATGGATAAAAGAAGGTAAATCAGGCAAATTCATGGGGCTGGCAGTTAATCCTAAAGAAGAAGTAAACACTTCCTCACCAAAGAAAAAGCCCACCATAGAAGATATGGATTCAGATATACCTTTTAATTAGAACGGGTCTATAATGGTTGTATTGCCAGCACAGGAGTACAACATGATTCGTTCTAAAGAGTGTTTTAAGTGCAAGACCATCATGCCGTTAAGCGAGTTCTATAAACACAGCGCAATGGGTGATGGTCACCTTAACAAATGCAAAGAATGTACTAAAAATGATGCGACAACCCACAGGAATAAGAATATTGAAAAGATCAGAGCCTATGACAAGGCTAGGTCAAAAGAACCGCATAGGGCAAAACTTGCGCTTGAGGTCAACAGAGCATGGAGAGCCGAAGACGCTCGTCGTGCTAGAGCACATGGAGCAGTTGCCAAAGCTATTAGAAAAGGGTTACTTGTACGCTGTCCCTGCGTACGATGCGGCGAAAAAAAATCACTCGCTCATCACGAGGATTATGACAAGCCTTTGGAGGTTATGTGGCTTTGCCAGCCATGTCACAAACAAAGACATAAAGAAATGAAACTTGAATTCTGATGTAAACCAACGGGGAAAACGTAAGTGAGTACCCACTAACTTTTAATTGATAGGAGTGAATGATGACAAAACTAGACGATATACATTTTGGTGGCGGTGTAAAGAAGTTCTTTGACTTGCCAATATTCAACAGAGTACGCAATTCAGACCCAATAACTAGCTATGAAGCCGCTGATGCCGCCAAGGACTTGGCATCTAAGCATTTCACCACTATTGTGGACTGTTTAAAGGCTCATGGTGCGCTTGGTAAAGATGGAATAGCCCAACATAGCGGGTTAGACAGAAATCAAGTCTCACGCCGTTTAAACGAACTGGAAAAGATGAATTTAATCCAGTTGACAGGAAGAACAGTTAAGTCATCTGCGGGGCGCAATGAACGTGAATGGAGGGCAGTCTAATGTGGGATGTACTCGTTACTTTTATTCTGATGGGATTTGGTGCTTTCGTTGTGATTTTCTTTGGTGCTTTCCTGATTTGGGCGCTGTATTTGATTCAAAACGAGGTAGACAATGACTGAAGACGCATTCAATTTCTCTAAGAAGATGGCAAAGATGCAAGAGTCTGCAAATAGGAAAAGGCAGATTGAAGTACTGGTTAATCTTGAAAATCAAATGTCAGATTTGAAGAAACGAGTTGACACTGAAATACCTTCAATGACTGCTCAAGAGTTCTATGACAAGTTACGCAATGATGTTATTGAGGAAATTGCCAAAAATATTGAACAAATGAAAGCCTTTGGTCAAGACACCATAGACAGCTTTGCTATTTACATAAGAGGAATGAAGAAATGACACAAGAAGCATTGAAGCTGGCGCTTGAGTGGCTCGACACAGACGACTCTCAAAAAATAAAAATGGCAAAGCATTTCATCGAACAAGCCTTGGCACAGCCAGCGCAAGAAACACCAAAAGGATGGAAATCTGAAATTTGGAAATCTGTGAAGCAGCCAGAGCAAGAGCCTGTGACGTGGGGTGTTGATTGGGGTAAGGCTGGTGACATTCCTTGCGTCAGCATCATCAAGCGTGTACCTAACGGAGGCATTGAGGTAATGGCAGTTGAGTATGCGCCATATAGCTACACCACTCCACCACAGTGCAAGCCGCTAAGTAGCGTTGAGTTGGTCAAAATCGAGCTAAGTCTTCGCAAGTATCACGATTACGACCGCTACGATTTGTCATTGCATGACTTTGCCCGAGCCATCGAAGC